GAGCCAGCGCGCCACCGAAGGCGCCGCCAGGGAGGAAGGCGGCGCAGACCGAGGAGACACGAAGGGAGGCGGCGCGCAGTGCGCGGCCCGGCGGGGTGGAAAGGGTCGCGGCCATCAAGCGGCCTTCGCGTCGCCGACCTCCGTCGACTCGCCTTCGTGCGGCTTCAACCGCTGGGCCTTGCGCCACAGCGCAGCCTGAACGCGGTCAGCGATGCGAGGCGGCAGCACGTCAGGCCAGAGCGAGATCGCGGCCGGCGTCACGCCGACCTCTTTTGCCGCATCCGTCACCGTGCCGCCGAGCAGCTTGATGGCTTCGATCTTTTCCATAGGCGCCAATGTTAGCGCGCTAATGCCATGAATGCAAGCGCTCTAAGCACTGACGGCGGTTTAATCCTGCTTATGTCACTTGCCGACCGCATTCAGGAGGTTCTCGACGCCTCAAAGCTGTCGGTCGCCGAACTGGCGAAGGAGGCGGGGGTCACGCCATCAGCCGTCTACCAGTGGCTCGGCAAGTCGTCGAAGGAGATCAAGACGATTCAGCTGCGGCCCGCGCTGCTGATCGAACGGAAGACGGGCTTCTCGGCGCTGTGGATCTCGGCCGGCGAAGGACCGAAGCGCATCGAGGCGCGCATCGCGGTGCCTCCTCCGCCGCCGGCCGACTTCGCCGACAGCCAGAAGCCAAGCGAAAGCGAGTGGGACATGCTGCGCGACATGCGCGTGCTCCCGCAGCAGGAGCGCGAGGCCTTGGCGCGCGAGCTGCACAACAAGGCCGACCTCTTCCGGGCCTACACCACCGAGGTGCTGCGCAAGGCGAAGGGCGAGGCTTGAAGCGCCCGGCCGTCGTCATCGCGATCGCACTCGCCAGCTGCGCCGCGTGCGCGCAGTGGCGCCAGGTCACCCACAAGGATGCGATCACCGACGAGGTCTTCCGCTTCGCGGAGTCAGCCGCGCCGAGCGGCGAGACGCTGCTGCTGACCCGCCGGCGTGACGGCAGCGTGTGGGCGTCCATCATGACCGGGAAGATGCTGCACCCAGTCGAGCCGAGGTCGCCGCTGATTGTGCGAATCGATGCGCTCGAGCCCATGACCTATGCCGACGAGGAGGCCCCAGGGACGGGCGACATTTTGATGCAGTGGACCAGGGCCGGCGCAGCGTTCAGGGTCTGGCACGGCATCGAGGGCGATGGCTTGTCGCCGTTCGTGAAGCAAGTCATCGCCGGCCGCCGCCTGATCGTGCGCTACCGCAATGACAACGGCGACACGCGCGACGCGACCTTCAGCCTCGGCAATGAGCGGGTCGTCGAGCAACTGCTCGGCCTGAAGCCCGGCCGGCATCCCTGACCCGCCGAAGGCGTTCGCGCCGATCACCGAGCCCGCCGCGAGCGGGCTTTTTCACGCCCGGGACGCCAAGCGCGCTAAGAAAGTTTGTTAGCGTGCTTGACTTCTGCGCTTAGCGGGCTAACAATACATCCCAACGGCCCAAGAAAACGCCAGTCGGCGGGGCCAGGGAGATGCAGATGCAACGGGCACAGACCACCAAGTTTCTGTTCAACGACAGCGACTACTTCGTCGCCCTGACCAACGAGCCCGGCGTGCGCGTCGGCATCGTCGGCGGCACTTGCTTCGACGTTCCCCGCGGTCACGCCTACTACGACCGCATCGTCGAATCGACCACGCGTGTCGAGGTCGAGGGCTACCACGACGAACTGACGGGAGCGTTCGCATGAACCGCGCCGCTGCACTCACCGCCACGCTGCTCTGCGCAGCCTCGATCACGGCGCAGGCCGACAGCTGGACCGGCAAGGACAAGGCGCAGCACTTCGAGGGCGGCGCGATCACCGGTGCCGTCGGCACGCTGGTCTTCAAGGACGCGAACAAGGGCTTCGCGCTCGGCACGGCGGTCGGCCTCTTGAAGGAGGTCTACGACGTCGCGCACCGCGACAAGCACACGCCGAGCGCGAAGGACTTCGCCGTGACGGTGTTCGGAGCCTACCTCGGCAGCCGCGTCGCCGGTCTCGTCGTCACGCCGAACCGCGTGACCTACGCCCGCCAGTTCTGAGGGAGGCCGCCATGAGCATGATCGACCACGTCCCCGAGCCGCTGCGCCCCACCTTCTGCGCCGCGACGCACACCGAACTCAGCCACTCCGACGCGGTGCTTGCCCACTCGAGCGCCGAGGAAGACGTGCTGGCCGACATGGACACCTTCAGCGACTGGATCGGCGCGCTGTGCATGCGGACCACGGTCGAGCACACGCGCATCGGCCACGTCCCGCGCAGCGCCGAGAACTTCGCGAACTACGTCGACGCGCTCGACGAGCCGCAGCTGCTGTCGCTCGTGATGAACGCCACGCAGCCGGCGCAGGTCTTCGCGGCGCGCGAGGCGCTGCGGGACAAGTACCTGAAGCATCAGGCGACGTGGATCGCGCAGAAGACGAGCGAGCACGCGGCGAACCTGCTGCCGCCGGTGGACTTCGGCGGCCTGTCGATCCGGGGCGAGTGATGGCCCAGCCCGGCATGCAGAACCTGAACGACACGGAGCCCGGCGGGCTGCTCACCGCGGCCGACTTCGAGCGCCGCATCACGCCGACGCGCCGCACGCTGGCCTACCGCATCCGCCGCATCTGGCGCATCGCCGTGCTCCGGCTGTGGATCTGGTGCGACGAGGACTGGATCCGCGACGCAAACCGCGCCGGGATCTTCGAGACGGCGCAGCTGAAGGCGACGGCGACGAACCTGCAGGAGTTGCGGATTCGGCTGGCCATCGAAGAAGCGTCCTGAACCACCACCACCGACTCACACAGGAGAACGCATTGAACGCACCCCAGACCTTGACGCGAACTGCTGCCGCTGCTGCGACGGCCGCCGCGCCGGCTACCGACTTCGACCGCCTGCTTCAGCGCAGCTTCTCGCCCGTCGACCTCCTCGAGGACAACAACTTCGACAAGCTCTGGCGCATGGCCGAGGCGTTGGCGAACAGCGCGCTCTCGGTGCCGAAGGAGCTGAAGGGCAACATCGGCGACTGCCTGGCCATCGTGACCCAGGCCATGATCTGGGGCCTGAACCCGTTCGCGGTCGCGCAGAAGGCGCACGTGATCAACGGCAAGCTCGGCTACGAGGCGCAGTTGGTCAACGCCGTGGTGATGCAGTCCGGCGCGATCCGGGGCAGCTTCAGCTACGAGTACCAGGGCGACGCCTGCCGCGTCGGCGCGGTGCTGCGCGGCGAGTCGGAGATCACCTGGGGCGAGTGGCTGTCGGCCGCGTCGGTGACCACCAAGAACTCGCCGCTGTGGAAGGTCAATCCGAAGCAGCAGATGGGATACCTGCAGGTCAAGAACTGGGCGCGGGCCTACTGCCCCGGTGCCCTGCTCGGCATCTACAGCACCGACGAGCTCGAGGGCATGGTGGACGCGATGCCGCCGGCCGCCGTGGTCGAGTCGCTGTCGAAATTGCCCGCGCTGCCGCCCTACTCCACCGCCGACTTCGAGAAGAACCTGCCGGCCTGGCGCGGCGTGGTCGAGTCGGGCAAGAAGAGCGCCGACGACCTGCTCGCCATGCTGTCGACGAAGGCGACCTTCAGCGACGAGCAGAAGCGGCAGATCAAGGCGCTGAAGCCGAAGGCCGAAGAGAAGGCCGAGGCGCCGGCCGCGCCGCCCGCGGTCGATCCGTTCGTCGCCGAGATGAACGCCGCCGAGGGAGCCGCGCAATGAACTACGCGGACTACAAGGCCATGCGCGATGCGTTGGCTTCCGGCACCGCAACGCCCGAGCAGCAGCGCGCCGCGCTGGCGCACATCGACGCGATCAAGCGCCAGCACAACCAAGACCTGCGAGAAGCCGAGCGCGACTCGCGAGACGCCTACCACGAGGGCCGCGCGAACGCTGCGCAGGACGCTCGCGGCGAGCCCTACGGCACCTACTGATCCGGAGCCACGCAATGAAGACCCTCGACCTGATCCAAGGCTCGCCCGAATGGCTCGCGCACCGCGCGCAGCACTTCAACGCGAGCGACGCGCCGGCCATGCTCGGCGTCAGCCCCTACAAGACGCGCGCCCAGCTGCTGCGCGAGATGCACACCGGCG